TACCACGAACCATATAAGCTCTACCATCATCTACCAATCGCCTTAATCTATTTACAATCCTTTTAGCGCAATCATGCCCAAATCCTTTTTCCACTAAATCACCAACAGAAACTAATATCACATCTTCACGATTTTCGAATTTATCCATTAGTTTATTAAACTGTTCTTCATGCTCGTGAACATCACCAAACACACAAAGCTGCATATTATCTGGAACATCAAGATTTAAATAATTAACCATATACAACTTATATCCCTTAATGCAGTATAACCACCTGGACATCAAAGTCAAGCAATATTTTTACATTATCTGTGATATGAAAATAACTCAACTATTACACCAATCTAATATGTTTCACAAACTATGTAAAAGCACCCCAAATGGAGCAGGAATATTATTTATATGCGATGAAGATAATACGGCATTATTTTTACTAAGATCAAAATATGTAAGAGATTCAAATACTTGGGGGCTTCCCGGTGGTGGTCTAAAACCAAATGAAACATTTAATAATGCAGCCAAACGAGAAGCGATAGAAGAGCTTGGTTCCATACCGCAAAAAGCTAAATTCGTACATGTATTGGATAATAAAAATGATAATTGGATATATAAGATTTACATAGTAAACATATCCCAATCAGAAAAAAATTCATGGACTCCAACAATAAAACTCAACCATGAGCACACAGATTTCAAATGGTTTCCACTGGGTGAGCTACCTAAAAATCTTCATAAAGCAATTAATATCTTAGCTGGCTAATCATCCATTATATCTATTTTATGATTAGTCATAGCCTTATGAAGCGCCCAAAACGTATTTACATTATGCTTTTTAGATAAATAACAAATATAAAATATAATATCTCCAAATAATTCAAATATATTTTCACGAGACAATTCTTCACCATCGCATTTAAACTCTTTTAACTGCAATAATTTGCCCTCAAGTCTTTCGAAAATCTTATTAGATTCCACACCCTCATAACACTCAGCCGCAACGTTTTCTGACTCTTCCCATAACTCTTCATAATGTTCCATTTAGAAATCCCTCAATTATTTGAACACATAGCGCATCCAGCTTATTTCTATCAGGAGAATGACGTAAGCTCGACTCCTTATATAATTTATTCAGCTCGGCATCCTCTTTCTCGGCAAATTCTATTAGTTGCTCATAGGACCACGCTCCATTACGAATTGCTAATAATTCATCAGCATCTGGCCTATATACATTAACACTTCCAGTAGTTAATATTTCCTTACACATACGAAAAAGTCGTACAAGATGTGAGGCATGTTTTGAATTTCCATGAATTCCTATATGACCTTTTCTCCGAGTAATCAGCGTTCCATTAGGCACCGTAAAACAAACAATGCGTTTATTTGTTACGCTTTCCTTCTTAATGTTTTTACTTCTAACTAATATTCTAAATTGCTTAACATTCTTATTAATATGAACCTGATACATGTTATGTTCATATGGTCCATATAAAGACGTTTCAAAACCACATCCTAATGCTAACTCTTGAATATCTCCAGCTAAACTATATGAATTAGAATAATAAATTATACTATTATATCCACATTTTCTAATAGTTCCATCTCCAAGCACCATGGCATCAAGTAATATTTCTTTCAACCTTTTAGATAAACTAAAAACCCACCTTGGAATCTTTTTGTCTTTTGAATGCCCACACTCTTCATATATCTTATTAATTATATTCTTATCACGAACACTTAAAATATATTCTACTATACTTTCTTTTCTAAACCCACTTGGCGGATTATTGTATTTATATAAAGAGCAATTTATTTTTTCTCCATATTTATTATTAAATTTTGTCATACCTTGGCATAATTTCCCACCTTTTTTTTGAGATATATTAATACTTGTAACTTTTCTACCTGACTTATTATTTTTAAAACAAACGGTGCCATCTGCCAAAAACCACCCCATGAATCTCAGAAATGCTTCTGGTTTTATTAGTATGTCTTTAAAAACTTCTTGATTAGAATAATTTTTAATATTAGGAGTTGGAAAAACAAATACTTCAAAAGTATCTGGCAAATTCGCAACTTCACACAACTTCCAATCGTGCTTACTACCAGTTCCTCTTTTTTCTACTTCTCTTATTAACATCCTATGATTAGGTGTAACTAAAGTGTTCAAATGATAACCATATAAATTATATAATTCACCATTAAAAATTCCATCAAATTTATCTGTTGCTAACTGATATTCTATCTTGCCAAATTTTCTATGAGAAAAATCCTTGCCAACATACACCGTGGCTAAACGATCATTCTCTTCATCAATATCATCAAATAACTTCCACCCCTTATCTGTCAAAAACTCAGTATCATGAGAATAACAATCATACCCATACTTTGCTTCAATAGCCGCTCGCTTAGGATTTCTACTACGCTTCCACTCTTGGTACTGCTTCCAATTACGCATCTTTGTTTTGTATTCACGTTCTCGTAGTACAAACTCAATCAAATTATCATCGAGACCAACAGCCTTTGCCGCCGCTATATATTTATCATCACTAGTAACATTTATTTCCGACAAATAATTACTAATCTGATCTTGTATATAAATTTTACCAGCATCATCCATATCTCCAAAATCTATTTCCCATTCATCTAATTTTTTCTTAATAACGGATTCGGCTGCCTCCAACTGATCTGATCTCAGTAGCTTCTTATGCTCAGGAAGACCAAACTCTGACCTTGTAGGCGCCTGCTTCATAGGTTCTAACAACCACCGCCTATGGGTTTTGATCCTTTTTAACTGACTCATAGCATATCCGGAAAATGTAAACTTAACCTTCTTGGATAAGAATAAGTCCCTATTATCTCTAATCATTTTTCCGGCGGGAGTTACAACCCGAATATCCTCATCCCTACAAAACAATACATCAAGGATATTTGGATTCGCATTTGATGCTAACTTAAAAAACTTCTGAATATCATAAATAGATCCCTCTAATTCTCCTTCGTCAGCCTTTTTCTTTTCTTCATCAGTTAAAGCATCATAAAAACTTATAATATGAGATACTTTATCAGCCTGTTCAAAATTATTTAAAAAACCCAAATAATATTCTTTTGGTGCTACAGCTACACCCTTTACATCTACATCAGACTCAGGAGTGTCCATCCCATATGCCCGCGAGCCACTAATAACTAATAAGATAGTCTGTTTTTTAATATCAATATTCATTATTTATACCCTAAAAATCTTTCAGTAATATCAATACATAAATCATTTAATGTGTTACTATTTACTCTATTAGGAAGTGTAGAGTCTTTAAAAGCAAGCTCCAAATCTTTTAATTCTTTTTTATATTGATCTGCAAACCTATCATACAACCAGCCACCATGCCTTATCTCTCGTAAATCTTCTACACCCCTATCCTCATTCCACTTGCCATCTAATAATAAATCCTTTCCAAACCTTAAAAACATTAAGCTTTGAACCGCATATTTAACATCATATCCATATTTTTTAATAGTTTTAACCCGAAGATTTTCACTATTATCCCAACAAAAACCGCGCCGCCACTCTTTTAATGCTACCTTATATTCATTCTTATCTGTAAAATTTTTAATATCAGGTTTTAATCGTTTGGGTCTTTTTGCCATATCCCTAGCATTTCGCGCTCCCCTATATCTTTGTTGTGCCCTTTTTAAAATAGATTTATAAATATTCTTAGATAAAAATAAATCTCTATTATATAGCAACTCTTTACCAAACTCATTGCAATACCTGACAGCATGTGACGGCGCAAACAAAGAAACTAAAATAAACGTATCTGAATCGACCCCCAATCTGAAAAACTTACTTATTTCATATATAGAACCATCTATTCTTTGGTTATCTACTTTATCTTTTTCTTCTCCTACAAAATAATCACTAAAAGTTTTCAAATTAGATGGAACATCAACATATTTAAATTTCTCTTTTGTTTTATTATCTTGTTCAAACTCATTTAAAAAGCCAATATAGTATTCTTTTGGAGGAATATATACTCCACCAACATCAACATCTGAAGAGTCGATTTGAGTTCCCAAAGCACGAGACCCAATTAAATTAATTAAAATTGTTGATTTTTTTAAATTAAATTTCATCCGTTGCGTTTGCGTTTCTTTTGATTTTTTGCCAATTTAGTTTTAGTACGATATTGCGGATTTTGTTTTGAAATAAACTTTATGGTTTTTGCCAATTTCTCATTTGATAATAACGAGTCAACATCATTATAGTCTGATTCTAATTCTTTGTTTGAAAATATTGCATGAATTGCCTCGTGACAATCCCTACATATCAACATCATATTATCTCCACGCTTACCACCACGACACTTAGGAACTAAATGATGATCGCTTGAATAATACATCTCTCTTTCACACATTGGGCAAATTTCCATTGTTAAATTCTCCATGAGTTTTAGATGCTTTGTTATTGAACAATCGACACACATCTAAGCAATTAGATCTACATATTGGATCTTTATAAGGGTCATGATTTACAATCCAGTTATATCGGTCCTGCCTTGTGTTTTCTGTTACCTTTCCAATTGGATCTCCACCTTCCCTCAAATGAATAATACATGGAAAATGATATCCTTGAGCACAGGCCATATCATCCAATGCTAACCAGCAATTATGACAATCAGATTCAGATAATCCACGAACATGAATGTTCTTATCAATATTGTTTATCCTATATTTTAAAATTGGATATTTATTTAATATATCATCCGGTAACTCGCGCAATTTAACAAGCGCCTTATTATATTGGGCCGATGGTATAACTCTAATATCGGACACCCCTAATGAATCTGCAAACAACACAGAATCTATACAACTATCAACATTCTGTTCCGTAAATACCATACCAACTGTAACATAAGTTTTATCAGATAGAAACCTAATATTATCAACGACTTTCTGCCATTTCTTAGTACCTCCAGACATAACCTCCCCAACTGCGCAACATCCAGAATCTAATGATACAGAAAAATCATTTGCCCCACAATTAATAAGGTTTTGATATTTTTTCTCGCTAGCAGAACCATTAGTAGAAATAGCAATACGCTTTACACCACCTTCAGCGCATCTAAAAATCAGACGATCTAAGCCCGTGTGACTACTCTCCCGCCTAAAGGCGGGAGCTTCTTGATAATTCAAAGGATATAGACCTATCCTTCCGCGGAATGGCTTCCATTCCGCGATTAAATATATTAATTGCTGCATTCAAATCTCGAT